GTTGCTGGTATATCCCGTCCCGAGAGCACGCAGCCTGGAGCACACTTGCGGCCTGTGCGGCGGCTTTGCTCCGCGCGCCCTGGAGCCGGTCCAGTTTGCCCTCGGATGCAATTGGTTACCCATACGGGTGAGGGCCGCATAGAGCGGCCCTCGGTTCGAACGGATGCGGTTCCTGGCTATCGAAAGTTCAGCACTCTAGCCTGATCGACCCAGTCGGCCGGGAGGTCGACTTGCTTCAGCGATTGCAACGTCATCTGCACCGGCTGGCGACCTTCCAGGATGGTCTCGACGATCGTGGGTGACAGGAAGGCGAAGTCGATGTGCTGGGACACGTAGCGCATCGTCACACCCTCGCGCTGGGCAATCTCAGATATCGAGGGCGCAGTGCCGGTGACGATCTCCTCGAACCATGCCCGCCCGCGGGCGATGGCCTTCACCAGTGTCGGATCGATCATCCGGCCGTCGGTGTGGTCGGCCGCGATCACCAACTTCATTTCCACGCCGCGGCGCCGGATCTCCATCGGAACATCGACGATTACCTTCGCGTCGAGATCGCCATGCTGCGGTAGGTCCAGCGCCTTGCGAAGCTGCGCCGTTCCCATGGACAGGGTCAGCCGGTCCGGATGCAGCGTGACGGTGAGGTCCAAATCCAGCAGCAAGGTCCGATCGATCCGCTCGACCAGTGCGGCGGCCAGTGTGATCGCTTGGCGGTTCTCCAGCGCCCCGGTCAACACCAGTTCAGCGGTGAGTCGGCCAGCATCTGTGAGGAAGGATTCGATGGCGCGTTTGACGGCCCCCTCGATCTCGATAGCGGGGACACGCCAACCCGGCTGCGACGTTCCGTGCTGAACAATGTCGCGCGATACGTAGTAGCGGTAACGCCGGCCCTGCTTGTTGGCGTGGCTGGGTGTTAGTGGTGCGCCATCGGCATCGACGATCATGCCAGCCAGCAGGCTCGGATACCGCGCGGTGGGCCGACCCCTTTGCCGACGGGCTTGCCGGCCTAGCTGCTGCTGCACCCGGTCCCAGCACTCCGCGTCGATGATGGCGTCGTGCTCGCCGTCGTGGATTTCGCCCTTGTGGGCGATGCGGCCAGCGTAGATCGGGTTGCAGAGCAGCTTGTAGAGATGACCTCGGGTGATCGCGATGCCACCGGTGTGCTTGCCCGATGCCCAGCTACGCTGCTTGGTTCGGTAACCGCGCCGATCCGCCTCGGCCTTGACCAGCGCGACCGTACCGAGGTCCTCATACAGTTGGAACAGCGCCCGGACGACGGCGGCCTCTTCATCGACGACCACCAGCTTACGCTCCCGCACCTCGTAGCCGAGCGGGACGAACCCGCCCATCCACATGCCCTTCTTCTTGGACGCTGCGATCTTGTCGCGGATGCGCTCGCCGGTGACCTCACGCTCGAACTGCGCGAACGACAGCAGCACGTTCAGCGTCAGACGGCCCATGGACGTGGTCGTGTTGAACTGCTGGGTCACCGATACGAACGACACGCCCTTGCCGTCGAAGGCCTCCACGATCCTGGCAAAGTCGGTGAGGGTGCGGGTCAGGCGGTCGACCTTGTAGACGACCACCACATCGATTTTTCCCAGCGCGATGTCGGCGAGCAGTTGCCGCAGGGCCGGGCGCTCCATGGTGCCGCCGGAGAAGCCACCATCGTCATAGCGACTCAACAACACCATCCAGCCTTCGTGCTTCTGGCTGGTGACATAGGCCTCACAGGCCTCACGCTGCGCGTCGAGCGAGTTGAACTCCTGCTCAAGGCCTTCTTCGGAGGATTTGCGGGTGTAGATCGCGCACCGGATGGATCCTGGCTTTACGGCCATATCAGCCCTCCCGCAGGCCGAAGAAGCCGGGGCCGTTCCGTCGGGTGCCGGTGATCTCGCGGGCGATCGCCGACAGCGACGCGTAAGCCCGGCCGTCCCATTGGAAGCGACCGTCCTCGTCGAGGGCGACCTCGATTGACCGACCGCGCCACTCCCGCACGAACCGGGCCCCAGGCTTGATGGCGGTGCTGCGGGTCAGCGACCGCTGTACCGCCTCCGGCCCGGACTTGGCGGCACTCGCCAGCTTGCGCAGCGTCGTCCTGGCTTTGGCTGACAACGCACCGAGTGCCTGCTCCTGCCATCGGTAGGCAATGGCCTTCACCAGAAGCTGTTGGCTGATGCGTGCGGGTGGCAGCCGACCGTAGCAGTCGGTCCAGGCCGCTGTCAGAGCGGCCCGGTCCAGGGAGTCGAGGCGCGCCAAGCGCGCCTCGATCCGTTCGGACTGTGATGTCGCCATGCTCAGGCTCCGCGTTTTGCGATGCGGTAGGCTTTGCGGTCGTCGACATCGGTGATTCGGGCGTCGATGCCGCGCTGACGCAGGCGGCTGATGGCGGCGCGGATCGTGTGCGGCTGCCACACGGTCAGGGCGGCCAACTCCGCCATCGTCGCTCCGGTGGGCTGGGCGATCGCGTGAGCGATGGCGCCGAGCTTGCCGCTGATTGGCTGGGTTGCTTCTGTTCGCGTCCGATCGGCCAGGACCGGTTCTACTTGGGGCTGGACCGCGTCCTGAGAGGCCGGCCGTTTCGGCGTACGGCGTTTGCCGGCAGCCTTGGTGGGGGACTTCTTGGGTTTGTCGGTCGCGGGTTTGTTGGTCTTTGCGGTGGTACGGGCCATGTTCGGGTCTCCGACGCGGTGCCGCGGCGATCGCGGCACTTCCACCGACGCAAGCTCGGAGAACTCCGAGCGGTTGGCGACCGCGGCCGGGCTGGTGTGCGTGAGCCTGACCGTGGTTCGACTACCGCTTCGTTCGGTTCACAAGTCGAGTGGCAATCACCACGAGTAGTCGTCTTCGCGGGGAACGCTGAACGGAGCAACGCTTGGTATCTGGACTCGTGTTGTGACCCAGCCCAGGAACTGCGACACGCTGTCGACCTGATCGTCGTGACGCCCGAACGGGAAGGCCGCCAGTTCGGAGCGCAGGTCGTCCAACCACGGGGCCGTGGTCGGTAGCTTCACCCGGCCGGCTTCGATATAGGTTGTTTGGGCGCCCATGCGTTCGGCCTTCGAGCCAACCGGGCGAATGGCGATCGGGCGCACGTCGGTGTCGGAACGCAGCTGCTGGATCAGCGCCTGGCCGGACCCGGCCTCCTCGATCAGGACCGTGTCGGCTTTGAAGCGAGCCTTCAACTCCACCACGCGACGCTTCATCGTCGGAAAATCAGCGCGCTCACGGTGGACATCGATCAGGTAGTAGTCGGTACCGCGCACGGCCCAGGTCATGCCGACCGACCAGTCGGAGCCGTCATGAGCGGTCATCGCGGTATCCCACGACTGCACGATGCTGTCGTCGTAGGCGGTGCCGGTCGGCACCGTGTCGTAGGTTTGGAACCAGTCCATGTGTATCAGGTTGCCGCGCTCGGGCACCGGCGCCTGCTGATATTGCGCTTCGAAGTGGTAGCTGCCCATATCGGCGCGGACACGGTCCAACACCTCCAGCGACTCGCGCCGAGGGTCCAAGGGCTCCCCGACCCGCCGTCCGACGATCCGACCGTCGGCGAGTGTGAACGCCTCATCCTCGGTCGCGATCGCCGGGAGCGACAGAAGCGTCCACCCCGCCTTTTCCAACAGGTAGCCGGTCAGATCGTCGACGTGGACGCGCTGCATGACCACGATCACGGCCCCGTCGGTCTTATCATCCAGGCGCGACAGCAGGGTTCCGGTGAACCATTCGATGACGGCTTTGCGCTTGACCGGCGACAAGGCATCAGTCGGCTTGATCGGGTCATCGACGATCAGGCACATGCCGCCGCGTCCGGTCAGCGTACCGCCGAGCGATGAGCTCAGCCGATAGCCGCCGGCAGTAGTCTCAAAATCGCCCTCGGCGGTCTTGAGCGGGTTCATGCGCGTACGCGGGAATGCCTGGCTATACCAGTCGCTGCCCATGATCCGCCGGCAATCGCGGGCGAGCTTCAGCGCCAGATCTGCACCGTAACTGGCGCAGATGATTCGGCTCGTGGGGGTATGACCCAACATCCACGCCACGAACGCCACCGACACGGCGGTCGATTTGAGCGACCGCGGCGGCAGGTTGATGATCAGCCGCTTGGTTCGGCCCTCCCATACGTCCGTCAACCTGTCGGCCAGGAGGTCGATATGCCAGTTCGTGTGATAGTCGATGCCGGGTGCGACCACACCGAATGACCGGGCAATGAAGCTCGACAGGTCTTCGCGCAAAAAAGCGTTCAGAACCGCTCGGCGCGGACGAAGGTTTGATGCCATTGACGCCTACTTCGGTCCACGGTTGAGGGCGCGTGCGATGATCTGCACTTCGTCGTTCGTCAGCACATCGTCATTGGTGACGTCGGGGTTCTCCTGGTTGGTACGGAGCATCTCCAGAACCGCCAGTGCCGCCCGAACGTTCCCCTTCATCGCCTGACCGTTGAGTGCCATCAGAGCCATCAGCCATTTCGGGACTTCACGCTCCTTGCCACCCTCGCGAACCACTACCCGGCGATTCAATTCCTCCAGAATCGCGGTGCGCAGATTGCGCTTGCCCTTCGGACGGCCCTTGGGGTTGCCGGACTGACCCGGCTTGAACCGAGTGTGGTCGGGCGGCTTGCCGTAGCCGATGTCGTAGTCGGACTTCTTCTTGGTCATTTCTGAGACTCCAATCTGCTGTGGGTTGGACTGAAGCAATCCGTTCTGTTCGCGTGTGGGCCTTCAGCTCCGAGTGCCCGACACCTCGTCGAAGGTCTGACCGGTGTCGGCGAGCCGGGCGTCACCGCCGGTCGCGCGCTGCCAGCGGCGGATCGACAAGTCGACGTAGCGACCCTCCAGTTCGATCAGACGCGCTTTGCGGCTGCTGCGTTCGGCCGCCAGCATGGTCGTTCCCGATCCGCCGAACGGATCGAGCACCAGGTCGCCAGCCTTGGTGACGTCGAGGATCGCGTCGGTGACCAGCTCGATCGGTTTCGGGGTCGGGTGGTCCGCGCTCTGGCGCCGCAGCTCGCCGCCCAGCGATGACGCCCCCGGGTAGCCCCACACGTTGCTCCGGTTGCGGCCGAACCGGCCGAGCTGCACGTTGTTGCGGTGGCGCGCTTTGCCGGCCCGGAACACACAGATCAACTCGTGCTGCGAGCGGTACAGCGAGCCCATGCCGCCTATGCCCTTGTCCCATACACACAGGTTCAGCAGGGCGTCGTAGACCGAGGTGCCGACGCTCAAGAGGTCCTGGATGTGCCGCCAGTCCATGCACACGTCGTGGACCGCACCGGCGCGGCTGTAGCGAGCCGCCAGGCCGAGCGCGTCACTTAGGAATGTCCGGAACGCCTCGGGACTCATCTCACCCGAGGCCATCGCGAACTCGGCGTGACGCCCGGTGCTGGAGACGTTGCCGGCGATCGCCACGTTGTACGGCGGATCGGCGAACATCATCGCGGCACGCTCATCGCCAAGCAGAGTGTAGTAGGCCGCCGCGTCGCGCGCGTCGCCGCACATGATCCGGTGTTCGCCGAGCAGCCAGAGGTCACCGGTCTGCGTCACCGCCGCGGCCGGAGGATGATCGGTTGCTGCAATATCCGGCGACTGTTCGGTATCGGCCGGACCCAGTAACAACAGGTCCAACTCGGGGTCCTCGAACCCGACCACCGTCAGATCGAAGCGGCTGTCGAGTTCCAGCACCGCACCCAGTTCGAGGCGCAGAAGCTCGGGGTCCCACCCGGCCAGTTCAGCGGTCTTGTTGTCCGCGAGCGCGTAGGCCCGACACTGAGCTTCCGTAAGGCCATCCAGACGCAGGGTCGGGACCGTGCCCAGGCCGAGGGCCTTGGCTGCACGCACCCGGCCGTGGCCGGCTACGATCCGGTCGTCACGGTCGATCAACACCGGCGTTATGAACCCGAACTGCTCCAGGCTCCGCTTGATTTTACGGATCTGTGCCGGTGAGTGAGTCCTGGCGTTGGTCGGGTTGACCGACACCTCGTCGATCGGGCGGTGGACCACCGCGGCATCACTCCAGGGGGCGGGTGGTCTCTGTTCAGTGGGGGGCGTGTGGTTCATATAAGGCCTCATTTAGGGTTTTATTTGTGTGCGATGACAACTGAAATCATGAGTACAAATGGCGAGTTAGTTGGGTCCGCGCAGGCGGGGTTCGGCCTCTCCAAGAAACCTCTGAACACGAATCGCCATCAGCGACAACTCAAGTACAAACGTCGCCGGAAATGACAACGCAGTATTCCGGAGCTCTTGGCCCAGCAAATCTGCGCCGTAGCAAACCTTCGGCGAAAAGATCATTAGTTTTCTGGGGTCTTGAGTAGGGTAGATTTCTTTGAGCTCCACACTATTGACGATCAGATACACACCGGTGTCAGCGTATTCGACGCCCTCATACTTGTAAGTCGGAGCGTTCGGACGATCCGTAGGCAGGGGCCGTTGGCGGGGAACTGGCGGGCTGTCCTGAATATTGGCCCAGATGTCCTTCAAAAAGTCTCGGATGTACTGAAGTAGCATCACGACTTCCGCCTGCTTGAACCCGGCGTTGAGCGTGAGCAGTCCGACTCCGAGGCAAAACACGTCGAACTCGGTGAACCGAACCTCGTGGCCGCGGCCTTCTGGCGCTGTATCCGCAAACGCCATCGCCCGTTCGTTCTTGGTACCCTCCGCCCGGTCGATCTCGAGAAGACGTTTGATGCGGGTCCGGAACACCGGGGGCGGCATTCGGCCCACATGGTCACGGCTCAGGTAGCGCCAGAGTGCTTCCTCAGCCTGATTGCGTTTGAAGGTCGATCCCGGCTCCAACATAAAGCCTTAATAAGGGTTCTATGCGCTCTTAGCAATATTCCTTGTCGGCATCCAGTATGAGGAATGGGGCTCATGTTGCGCAAATGATATCCGCGAAGCGCTCTATCTGGGTGTTGGCTGTCCTTCAACCAAGATCGCTCATAACCTGCTGGATAGCCTCGACCACGGCGATGTCACGGGTTCGGCCCGTCAAGGATGTGGTCTGGGCGATGAGCGGTTTGGCGTCCTCGAGGCTGACCCATTGGGTCTGGTTGGTCTCCCATCCGAAGGCGCCCTGCTCGCCGACTGCGGCCATCAAAAAGAACACCGTGCTCGTGGTATCGCCCTTGAACACGCCCGGAACCAGGCCGGTGATCCTCGCTGTGTAGCCGGTCTCCTCAAGGACCTCGCGCAAGGCGGCCTGCTGGGGTGTTTCTCCGGGGTCGACGCGTCCTTTGGGAAACGTCCACACATAGCCACCGAAGTGGTTGGCTGGCTCGCGCAACAACACCCGCCCGTCCGCGTCGATCAGACAGCCGCCATAGGCGCTTGCGTGCGGAACCTGCATGTCGGTCATTGGTCAATCCAGATCAGCTTCAGAAAATGGCTCGTGGAACTCGGGCATCGCATAGAGCAAGGCTTCGGCGAGTTGGGCCAGGTCGTCCGGCCAGTAGACCATGGGGCGGGGTTGCCCAGCGCTAAGCTGTCGGTCAGGCCGGCAGGCCAGGACCGGCAGAACCCAGCGCTCTGGTATTCCCGACAGGCCATAGGCGGCGCCGAACAGTGCACCGGCGATCGCTCCGTTGGTGTTGGTATCGCCTCCTGCGCCCGCCGAGCTTTGTTAGGCCAGCTGTCACGTCATTTAATCGGTTGGACTCTGCGGCGAACCGGGTGTTTGCGCGTTGGCCCGATGTGGTCGCAGCTGTACCGGAGCGTGATCGAGAGGCGCTGGTCCAACTGGTTCGGGGCAGGCTGCAGGCCAATCGTTGGGAAGGGACGAAACTGTCGAGCGTCACGCGAGCCGCACGTGTGGCTTTTGATGCCGATTTCCGTGAACGAAAGGATTTGGAAGAGCTCAGGGCGTTTTATGTCGCAGAAACCCGGGGCTCGACCCGAGCGGGCTTCCTGAGTGCGATGATGTCCGTCTATTTGTCGAGCTACTATCCTGACGCGCCGCATACACGGGAGTTGGCCAAGGCGCTATCAGCATCGCGCGATCGACTGGGGGCAAAATGGCAAAACCTGCTGAGGCATCTTCCGAAGCTGCTTGATCCGAAACAAGGTCATCGTCAGGTCGCACAAATGATGCGTGCGATGGACGATGCCTGGGCCGGCCTCAGGGCGATCGGTGTGCAAAGCCCTCATGCGCCTGGTTTGATGGATCATGCCCACCTTGCCTATCTGCAGGAGGTCGCACCCAAACTTACCACTCGAGACGGAATCGACCTTTTGTTCGACTGGCTGAAACCGGACGGCCATGATGCCCGTATGTCTGGCTCTGCCGAAGCCATCGAGGCACTTTTAAGGCCTTGGACTAAGCTTTCTCCACCGACGGATCTCCAGCGGCACCTCGTTGAGGGAATGGTATCGCTATACGGTGACCCTCGGATTCGTCGTGGTGCTCCATGGGGTGGCGTCGAACAACCGCTCATGGCGGTTCTCATGCGTTGGTTGACCGAAGAGAACATACGCTTCTTCCTAGACGTGGTTTCCGCTGTAGAAGAGAGCCACATGTGGGCCCCACGTCGGGAGTTCTGGCTGGGCCTTCATGAACAAAAGATGATTGACAAGGCGTGGGTTGCATTTAGTCCGATTGCGGCACGGACAGGAAACGAACTTCGTGCAAGAACAAAAGATAGATCTGGTCTAAGTTTTGGCCATCAAGTCGCTGGTGGAAGTCGATCCAATACGTCTTTGCTTATTTTGCATATTGGAAACTGCATTGTAATTGAAGGATCTCATAGTTATAAAGTACATGTATTCAAATTATCAGATAAAAATGCTCCAGAACTGTATAAAAACAGATATGATTGTGAATCAATTCGTCTTAAATCTGGGTCAAAAACCGTAGTGCACAATGGTAGTTGGCAATTAAAAGTGATGAATTTAATAGGGTACATGTCGTGAATTTTGATATTGTTGTTGAAGAAGATGTAATTTTACTTCGTGTTCGCGAAGATCGACGTGGGTTGCTGAGTCGCATTATGACACGCGGCGCGCCGCGAAACTTAGACAGACTCACTCCGGAAGACAAATCGTTGACGTTTGCGCTTGCCGATCTGCGTGCGCTTGGAGATGCCCATCCGGGGGCTCTGGAGATCACGGGTGATACAATTCGTATGCACCATGCTCTGGCAGCAAAGCTCGATTCTCAGGCTGCTGAAGCGATTGGGTTGCCGCCGTTGGTGGATCTGGTGTTCCGCACCGATGTCGAAGGCGCTCTCGGCACGCCCTCGTTTCGAATCTATCACGAATGGGTGAAGAATGGCCGAAAGCAGCTCCCCTCGAGGGTCGGGGCGATCCTGAACCGGGAATCGCCGAACACCACGGCGTCCCGGCTGTTCTCGTGGACGAAGAAATAGAATATCCCGTAGTGCTCGCAGAGCCTGGAGATGAAGGCGAAATCGCTCTCGTCGTATTGCACGATATAGTCGCGCATCGGATAGGCGTGGGTCAGCCGCAGCTCGAAATCATTCAGGCCGAGCCGCCCTGACAGTTTGGCGGCCGGCACCCCGTGGAGGGCGGCGGCTGTCAGTTCGTCGTTCAGGACCTCGCGGACCGACATCTCGGCCGTGGTGCCGTGGATCTGATTCTGCCGGGTCAATGCCAGCTTATGCAGGCGCGGTACAAGGACCGCCCGGTAGATGTAGTCGCCCTGGGGGGTAATGCCCTGCAGCTCGAGCCGCTCGACCATCCCGTGGATCTTGCGGGACTGGCCGAGCCGGCCCACGGTCAGGCTGGCGCTCTGGCCGACGATCCTTCCGGTTGCCAGGTCGGCATTGCCGGACACCGTCTCAATCTCGAAGCGGAATAACTCGGAGATTGCCTCGCGCCCGCGCGTCCTGAACACCGTGAAGGTGTCGGGTTCTTGCCCGTCCACGGAGAATTCCAGGCTCTGAGCGTAGGCATCAGACATCAGCCCTCTCCTTGTGGTACAGGACTGCGGGAACATTTTTCGTTTCAGCCATCGATTATGGCTGCATACAGCGTAGAGCGATAGTTATCAGCGGGATCGGCGATGGATGCGGACGCTCGATCTCTTGTGCACAAAAAGGCCGTTTCAGACCCAGATCCGCTATACAGTGACGTCTGCGGCGGTAACCTTTGCTTCTACGGTTCCGACGGAAGCTTGAACAGCTTTCTGGTCCACCACGGCGGCTGCGGTTTCAAGTTTGGTCGCTGCGGCCTTGATATCGGCAAGGACAGTCGTCTTTACCTTAGTCGAATTGACTTTGATTTCGGGGCCGATCACGAAGGTGGTCTTTCCGGCTAAGGCATAGTCAAATACAAATCCAAGACGAAGCATGATGTCCAAGGCCAATCGAATATCGATCTTCAAGAGCCCGGTGATATCGGTTTTGGCGCCCAGCGTGACTCCTATGGCGCTGCCAAGGGTCATCGAGACGGTGCTGCCCATCATGAAAGACGCAGTGCTGCCCCACGTCTCGGTCACCTTCGTACCGTTGGTCTTGGTGATGCTGTTGCCGGAGGTCGTTGCCGAGGCGTTCCCCGTGACGTTTTGTGTGAAGTTGCCGGATGCCGTGATCACGATGTTGCCTGCCGGCGCGTTGGCGGGTGACGAGTTGTCGGTGATTGCGCCGGTAGTGGCCTGGATGGCGACGCCGTTTGCGATGACCTGATATTGCCCCTTGCTGACGGCGTTGTGAGTGGCGGCACTCATCCGTCGTTTGCCGACGACATAGTCGAGGCGATCGACACCGACCTGAGCGTAGCTCGACCCGGCAATTAGTGAACATTGGTCTCCGGCAGTGTACTCGAACAATCCACCAGCGCCGGCCGCGCCACCGCCGGTCATGTCGGACATGCCGGGTTTTCGGGTGCTTTCTATAGTGTCGGTTGGCTTTGCGCCCAGCCGCCAGTAGCTGTCGGTGCCGGCCGACACGCGCAGGCGCGCGTGGGGTGATGACGAGCTGATAGCGGTCTGAGTCTCGGCCTCTGCGCGTTGAGCCTTGAGCGGTTGCGTGATGGACCGGTCGAAGTCGGAAACCGGCGCGTCGTCTCCTTCCAACGCGCGCTGTGGTGCCAGCGTGACGCCCGTCGCGCCGCTGCCGCCAGGACTGCTGGAGGCCGGCCCGTCGTCGATCTCGAACACTGTGCCGCTGGTGGTCCGAATGCGGTTCTTGGTGTTGTTGAGGGCGTTCACCACGCTGGAGTATTGATCATTCTGCACGGCGCCAACGATGATCGGCCGGTCCGGGTCGCCGTTGACGCACGCCATGACCACCTCGGTGCCCTTCAGCAGCGGGAAGTGCATGCCGGTGTTGGCGCCGCCGTAGGGCTCGGCCTTGCGCATGTAGCGCGACGCCTGGCCGGCGGCCTCACCGCGTTGGTCAAACTGCTGGCGGATCTTGTAGCGACCGGCCGGACCGATCTCGGCGCGCAGACCATCTCCGACAGCGTCGACCACGGCGTTTGTCAAACCCGTGATCTTCGGCCGTGGGGTAACGCGGGCAGGCCTATATTCCACGGTCTTCGGTTGGCATTCGAAGCGGTTGCGATACGAGATCTGGTGGTCCGCTCCGGTGAAGTCGGCAATGCCGGGTGTCGCCTGGGTCGCTTCATGCTCGATCCAGGTGACTAGGTAGCTGGCATTAAAGTCGTTGCGGAAGTGGTTGTTCAGATCGAACACCGAGCCGGCTGTCAGTTGCACACTGTCACTGGCGCCCTGAAATACCCGTTTGCGGCAGGCCAGTTCTTGGGCTCGAATCCGGGCCAGATCACGGCCCTCCTGTGGGGTTCGGAAATGGGCGCCGTATTCCACGACCACCCCGTGGCCATTGGTATCGACCAATTCGTCGACCTCGAGCGTCAGGTTGGGCATCCGGTAGTTGTAGTCGCGCAGACACACCTGGGCAGGCACCAGGCTGTTGCGACTGACGAACCGAAACACGCCGGCCGATTGCGTGTTGGTGAGACCGCTGCGCGGTCGGTAGGCTATCTCACCTGGCTCACCAATCGTCGGGAAGGTGATCCGGGAATCACTGAACACCACGGAGTCCCTATCGTTCTCGTGGGCGAAGAAATAGAAAATCCCGTAGTGCTCACAAAGACGCGAAATGAAGGCGAAGTCGCTCTCGTCGTACTGCACGGTGTAGTCGCGCTTCGGGTAGGATCGGGTCAGTCGCAGCTCGAAGTCGTTCAAGCCAAGCCGTCCGGAAACTTTCGCTGCAGGCGCCCCCTTCAAGTCGGAGGCGGTCAACTGGACGTTTAGAATCTCACGAACCGACATCTCGGCCGTCGTGCCGTGGATCTGATTCTGTCGTGTCAACGTCAGCAACTGCAGGCGTGGCACCAGAACCAGTTGGTAGATGTATTGGCCCTGTGGCGTGATGTCGTGCAGCTCGAACTGCTGGACCATGCCGTAGATCTTGCGAGACCACTGGAGGCGTCCCACGGTGAGGCAGGCTTTCTCACCGATGATCGCATCGGCATCCAGGTATTCGTTGCCGGACACGGCCTCGATCTCGAAGCGAAACAGTTCCGAGATGGCTTCGCGGCCGCGCATTCGGAACACGGAGAAGGTGTCGGGTGCCTGACCGTCTACGGTGAATTCCAGGAGCTGAACGAGGGTGTCGGCCATCAGCCTTCTCCTTGCTGTAGTCCAACTACCAGGCCAATGGTTGTGTCGCTCAGCGATTATGGCGAGAAGCGACTTCGAGCGATAGTTGTCCGTCGGATCGACA